GGGTGTTTTTGGCGGATGTGAGTACGTGTCCTCTACTACTGGTGAAACAGTATGGTCGAATTACTGGCCCGGCTCTGGCGCGGATAGTTCTTATCCCGTTAAAGCTTTTGTGTACGACGATCCAAATCAATTGTTCCAAGTTGCTACGTCTAACGTTGTAGCTGCGGCGAACACTGAAGCGGAAGTTCGTGCAGCAGTATTCGCAAACATCGCTTTTGCAACAGGTAACAGTGGTTCAACAACTACTGGACTATCTTCTGCAACCGCCGATTTGAATACAATCGCAACCACCAACACATTGGCATTAAGAGTTATGGGCGTCGTAGATGACCCCGCTAATTCTGATTTCACTGCTGCGGGTATCCCATTAATCGTTCGTATAAACAACCACTTCAATGCGCCTACTGGCTCCATTGCAGCGGGTACTGTTTCTACAACTGGCGTATAGGAGACTAGAAAATGGCTATATCACGCGCACAACTAGCTAAAGAGCTAGAACCGGGCCTGAATGCGTTATTTGGGTTAGAATACAATCGTTACGAAAACGAGCATTCAGAAATCTTTGACGAAGAAAGTTCAGACCGAGCTTTTGAAGAAGAAGTAATGTTGGGCGGATTTGCATCTGCACCTGTAAAAAGTGAAGGCGGAGCAATAAGCTTTGACGACGCACAGGAAACATACACTGCTCGTTATACAAACGAAACGATTGCTTTAGCGTTCTCAATTACTGAGGAAGCTATCGAAGACAACTTGTATGACCGTCTTGCGTCACGCTACACAAAAGCTCTGGCTCGTTCCATGGCTCAAACGAAGCAAATCAAAGCATCTAACGTACTAAACAATGCGTTTAGCACAGGTGTTCATGTGATTGGCGACGGTGCAGCGTTATGTTCAGCGGCTCACCCTTCGTTGTCTGGCAACCAAAGCAACTTGCTAGGAACAGCAGCAGATCTCAACGAGACTTCTCTTGAATCAATGCTGATTGACATAGCAGGCATGACTGACGAGCGTGGTCTAAAGATTGCGATACGTGGTATGAAGTTAATTATTCCAAAAGAACTGCAATTTATTGCGGAAAGAGTAATGAACTCAAACTTGCGTAGCGGAACTGCGGACAACGATAACAATGCGATGAAGAATATGGGAATGCTCCCAGAAGGTGCGACAGTAAATCACTTCCTCACCGATTCCGATGCGTACTTTATCAAAACAGACGCTCCAAACGGTTTTAAATACTTTAACCGTTCTGCTATTAAAACTGCCATGGAAGGCGATTTTGATACAGGAAACATGCGCTTCAAAGCTCGCGAAAGATATTCTTTCGGAGTTTCAGATTGGCGCGGTGTGTTTGGTACACCCGGAGCTTAATTGCTTTAAAATACTGATTAAAAAAGGCGGCTTTGGTCGCCTTTTTTTGTAACCTTAATTAGGAGAAAATTATGGATTGGATTAAAGGAAGATTAAAAGAGCCTTCAAGCTATGGCGCTGCTGCGGTAGTTGGAGTAGGTTTAGGTATTGTACTTACTATGCCACTATTAACGTGGGCAGGTATTATCTGTGCAATATTTGGACTGGTTCTTAAAGAAAAATCAAGCGATTGATTGTCTAAGTTACCCTCTTTCTTTTTATGAAAAGGTGGTGTAACGTAAAAGTACCTTGACAGTCGCATAATGCGGCTGACATTTGCCACGACAAGGAGATTTAAATGGCTAATACAACCTTTACAGGAGCAGTCCGCTCCGAAAACGGATTTAAAGACGTTACAAAAAGTTCCTCTACAGGTGCTTTTACAACTAATTCAACTTACGGCACAAACGCTTCGGTAGGTGGAACTCTTGCAGTTACAGGTGCAACAACACTTTCAGCAGCAGTAGACAGCCTATTTGTTAAGCATGTTGCTCACGTTACTGGTGTGACAGTTAACTCAACAGCAGGGGACAGTCCTGCAATCGGTACATTTGCACAGCCGGCAAACACGATCATTACTAACATTAAAATATTTTGTGTTACTGCGCCAGTTATTGGTTCAGGCGACATTGGTTATGAGGTTGGTACATCTAGTTCAGGCGCACAAATCGTTGCGGCTCAGACAGATGAGATTCTTGATGCTGGTACGACTGTTGTAGTCGGTAACGTAACGCTAACAGAATTAGTTCTTCAGACACAAGACGGCACTACTGCACCAGCTTCTGTACAGTATGCATCAGCGGCTCGTAACATTTTCTGCAACATTACGAACACTGTAAACTCCACGACTGATGGATCGTTCACTTTTATTATCGAATATGTTCAAGTCGCATAATTCTTAATTAGGTAGGGGGAAACCCCTACCGCTTTTATAAAGGAGATTAAAATGGCAGGATCAGATCTAACCCCGGTCATTATTAGCGATGAAGTAGCTCTAGATGCAGATGGTATTTCAACAGCGACTTCTGTTGGCAACAACGCAGCTCTAGTAATTGGCGGTGCTTTAGCTGATGGTGGAAGCGTCACAAATGCCTCTGGAAGGCAAGTAACAATTTTATCAGCAGGAAATGACTCTTCAAAATCATTTACTGTGGTTGGCACAGATGTAAATGGTGATACTTTGACTGAGTCTGTCACGGGAGCTAACGCTGGAACAGCAACAAGCTCTGGTTATTTTAAAACAATTGCAAGCATAACGGCTGTAGGTAACCCAGCAGGAAACGTATCCGCGGGCATTAACAATAATGCTTTAGGCGTAATTTTTGCGGGTAGATGCCGGTTAAAAGGTTTTTCTTTTGTTTCTGGCGGCACCGCCGGAAAAGCTAATATTAGAAATACAGGTGGTACGGGTACTGAATTAATACAGTTTCGATCAATTGGAACAGACAGCACTTCGGAAGATCCTTTTATTCCGGACGAAGGGGTCTTGTTTACAGCGGGTTGTTATGTAACATTTATTGTAGCAACCATGGACTTAATGATGTTTTATCACGCATAGGAGTAAACTATGGCGACTGCTCAAGATGTAACGCGAACTCCTTCGGGAAGAATAAAATATCGTGGAGAATCTTTTGCTGGATTTAACAAACCAAAAAGAACGCCAAATGCTAACAAGAAGAGTGCCGTTCTTGCCAAGAAAGGTAAAGACATTAAATTGGTTCGTTTTGGCGATCCAAATATGTCAATTAAAAAAGATCAACCCGCGCGAAGGAAGAGCTTTCGGGCTCGGCATAAGTGCGATACCGCAAAAGACAAGTTCTCGGCTCGATATTGGTCGTGTAAAGCATGGTGATGGTATGAAAGCTTTAGATGTGTTAAAAGAATTAGAAAAGCACGAAGCAGAGTGTTTGTTAAGATATAAAAATATTGAAGAGAAACTTAACGATCAAAAAAGCACTCTAAAATTGTTAGACGTTAAAGTATGGGGCGTTGCTGTTTTAGTTTTAGTAACTCCCTTTGCAGCTAAATTATTGGGGTAAGCATGGCAGTATCTGGATCAAAGAACTTTGAATTAGACGTAGCGGATTACGTTGAAGAAGCTTTTGAACGTTGTGGTTTAGAAGTTAGAACGGGGTACGATCTAAAAACAGCCAAAAGATCTCTTAATTTAATGTTAGCTGAATGGGCTAACCGTGGATTAAATCAATGGACTATTACAGAAACGTCTATTGTTACGGCTACTGGCGTGACAGAGTACCCAGCCGGCCCCCTTATTATGGTGGTAGCTTCTGACGCAGGTTTTGAAGTTTCAGAGACATTAACCGGTGGAACTAGTGGCGCTACGGCTAAAATTACAAACATACCCTCTTCGTCTGTTAGCGATTTAGAAGCAAACACCTTGTCAATAACAATTCCTGTAGGAACGTTTGTTTCTGGAGAGACACTGACAGGAGGCACTAGTGGAACATCTAGCACCTTATCGGCTGCCATTGATTTTTCTAATGCAGCGAGTACAATTGACGTATTGTCCGCGGTAATAACAAAAGATTCTACAGATTTAAGCATAGATCGCGTTAGTCGAGAAGCTTTTATTAACATTCCAAATAAAACTAGTTCAGGAAGAATTACTCAATATTTTTTAGACAGACAATTAACGCCTGTTTTAAAAGTTTGGCCAGCACCTAACAATGATACAGACATTATTAAATTTAACAGGCTCACTAGAATGGATGATGCCGACATTTATAA